CGATCGACTGCATCACGTCGTCGCGGGTGTGCCCGGCTGCGACGAGGCCCCGCGGACCCCACGCCGTCACGGTGTAGCCGTAACCGCCGCTCGTGTCTGCGACGATGTAGAAGCCCTGCCAGGTAGCAACTGTACTACGCAGCTTTGTGGCGACTTCCACAGTCATTTCGGCGACGAGGCTGCGATCGAACTCGACGGAGACGTAGTAATTGCAGCCGTTCAGGATCTCGCCTGAAGCGTGGCAGCGGTCAACGCGCGAGTGCTTTGATGCTGCTGCGTTGACGGCGGCGAAGACGCCGCGCGACTTGATCACAATGTTCATGCCATTCGCTGTGGCGCGGACGCTGACCATCTTGGGTGTGATCTTCAGGGCTTTGAGTTCGCTGCGGACTTGCTTGGTTGGGTTCATCGTGATCTCCTAAAGACAGTATGGGTCAGACTGTTGACAGGTGCAAGGGTTATTTTGCAGCAGTCAGCAGAAACACTGCAGCCTCAGCCCTCGATACTGCTTTCATGTCGGGTAGGAGCTTGCACTTGACTACATCGGAGCCCACTGCAGAAGTCTCGTAGAGAAAACAGATCCAGGTGTCGCCGAAGACTTCAGCAACCGCGCCCACCTTCGCGCCTGAAGCCGAGGTGACTTCGTAGGCCGTCAGCACTGACTCTTGGTGATATTGTGGAACTAGCCCGGGGCTGATCTTCGAGAACTTGTGAGTGGCTTTGGTCGTCATGTCGTATCTCCTGAGTACTAGGATGCTTCAACTTGTCAACAGACGCAAGGGTTATTTTGCACGAGGCGGGCGATTTCTCACCTAGTCCAACCACTCGCGATTGTGCTTGGCTGCCGCAGCGGCGTCGAAGTTCCAGTTGATTCGAGCGAAAGCGCAGATGTCAAGCTGGTGTGCGACACCAGATCGCTCAGTAATCGTCACCGACTTAGCGCCGATCTTAGTAATCGTCCCGGTGTAGACGAGGTTGAAGATGTCGTAAGTGGCCTGACCACCGACCACGAAGGTCATATCGAACTCTTTTGGAGTGACGCGGTTGAACTGCGTACCGAAGATGCGAATCGACTCGTTGACGGCGACCTCGGCTTGAAAGCCCTTCTCAACCTGGCCTTCGTAAACTTCACCGCGCATCTTGCGGGTTTTGGTCTTCAGCTCCGAGTAGTGGATCTTCTGCGTCGAGGTCGTCATGTCGTATCTCCTAAAATCAGTATCTGATACTCTGTCAACGGTTGCAACAACTATTTACAAAAAGCGACGTCGCCGTCGCTGCGCCGATTACAGACTCGTGTACAGCCCAGTCGCGCGGGTGAATAGCTCCGTCAGCTGATCGGCATACACACCGGACGTCTCGGCGACGACTTGACGATACACAGCCGCGCGCATGTTGCACTTGACGAACTCGACAGTGTAGGTGTCGCTCGCATCCAACGTGATAGTGCAGTGCGTCGCTTTGCCGCGCGGCAGCTTGAAGCTGAGGCTGTTAGTGTCCGATAAAAAGTTGCTGCAGCCCGTCATCGCGATGAAGCGGTTGCCGCCGAGCTGGCTGAGAATCGTCTGTGCTACTTGTTGAGTTTGGGTCGTCATGTCGTCGTCTCCTGTTAAATACAGTATGCGACGACTTGACAACAGATGCAAGCGGAAAGTGAAAGAAAGTGACGACAGCGACGATCGCTTGACAGCGAGGCAGCAGATCGCCTATGCTGTTTCTACAAGGAGACACCATGCAAACACTTATTGAGAAGTTGAAGCAACGGATGATTGATGCGGACGAGCGCGCAGCGTCAGGTACAGGCACTGGCAAAATCGTTAGTGAGTCGTATGTGACCGCCTACCGTGACGCCCTGTCGCTGGCACAGCGCGAAGTCGATGTCGTCCAGACGTTTCTGTACTTGCTGCTGCGAGACGAGCTGTCTGCGGGAAAGGTTGAGGTATTGGTGAGCGCTGCGCAAGCTGGCTTTGGTAAGGAGACTCGGTATTCTAACCTACACGTCGCCGCCTACGCTGCTGAGCTGAGGTATCGTCTACTCGAAGGCAAAGATCCGCCCGCTACTGCGGCAGACCTGCCAACGGCAAGTAGTCGGACCAAGTGATATAGGCGACATACAGCGTCACCTTCACCGTCAAGACGGCGTTGCCCTGCGACATATCCTGCGACATACCAGTGATGCGGCAACCGTGCAGCTTGTCAGTCTTAACGGGCGGCTGCTCCTGTCCTGTGGCGGGACGTAGTTGGTACTGCGCGATGATGTCGAATACGCTGTCATACAGCGAGTTCTTATCTGGCGACCCGTTGGCGATCAGGGCAAGGAAGTCGGGCAGATACAGCTTCTGCACTTCGAGCGATCCACTAGCCTTGTACTCGCCCAGCGTCGTCCCCATCGGATACGGCGAGATGCCGCGCGCTTCCACGACGTCGTTGGTATCCGAGTAGTTAACTGATGTAAGGTATGGAAAGTACTGCGACGGCGCAGACGCAAAGCTCAGTGCCAGGTTTGAGTACTGGTACTGAAACGACGACATGTTGCCGGGGTAGGTTTGATAGACTGAGTTAGACGCCATGCGCTAAGGTAAGCGGGGCCGCAGCCCCGCTTTGTGCTGTGCGCTACTGCAGCGAGCGGACGTAGCCTAGACGAATATCGATGCGCGTAGCAGGCGATCTGCCGACGATGCTGACTTGACCACTAATCAAGCCAGTCGCCTGGAAGTTGGTGTTGCGGTCGATGACGCAGCGGACGCCCGAGATATGCTGCCGCGCTCCACCCATCAGCTCGCGACGAATGCGATCGGTGACGTTGGCTTCGATGCGCTGCACTTCGATCTCGGCAAGCTGCCCAGTCGCAGGGTTCACCAGCAGGTTCGCATTGAGGTTCTTGATCACCTCGTCGTATGCGACTGCGGCGGTCACGTCGGCGGTACGTCGGTTCGTCACGTAGGTGTAGTCGTCGCCGTCGATGGTGAACATCAGACCCTGCCGGACGTAGATGCCTACACGTCCCGACAGCGTACGCAGCGTGACGACGTTGAAGCTGTTGAGCTGGATCAGCGCGTCTTCGGTCTGCCACAGGGGCGGCACAGTCGCGGACCCACCACTCGTGCGCACAAGCACGCCGTTCAGCGCGTTCTGAATACCGAAGGCAGTCTCGCAGTCCACATGCGACGGCAGCTCGGAGATTGAACAAGCCATGAGCCGCGCCATGTAAGGCGTCGTCACGTTGCGGCGGTCGATGGTGCCATAGGCCGGGTTGTTGATGTTGGCCTCACCAGCGCCTAGACCTACAAGTGGGTTGGTGTCCACTGGTGTGTAGTTGGCGAGAATGCCAGCGACCCAAGTAGACTGCGACGTCGAGCCCATGTAGGGGGCTTCGAGGTAGGCAGCTTTGTACTTGCGCTGCGTCGTCGCCAAGCCGTCGAGCCAGTCCTGCAGCGTAATCAGATCGGCGTTGACTGCGGAGCCGATGAGGTGTACAATCGAGAATGCGTCGAGCGCGGAGTCGCTGCCAAGCAGCGTCGCAAGACCCTCTGCCAGCGTCACGGCGTCCCAGCTAGGCGGCGTCGTCTCCAGCGTGTAGATGTCGCCAGTCGCAAGGCTCACAGCAAGCGCCTGATACACGCCCTGCATACCGACGACGCCCGCGCCAGTGCCTGAAGCAGCGGCAGAGAGCAGCAGCGTTGCAAGGGTCGAGGCGTTCACGGCGGCAGCAATCTGCGTAGCCGTCGAAGTCTGGATGCCGTTCGCGTCGGTGACTGGGTAGACAGTGACCTGTTTTCCTGCGACTGCGACGATGATCGAAGCGTTAGACGGGCCAGGGTTGCCGTGGCGAACTTGCACACCCTCAACCTTCGGCGTGTAAGCGACTTGGCTGTCAGCGAATCCTGCGACTGCGGCTGCGGCGACGAGGCCGAGTCCAGTGCCGATTGCTTGAGCAGAGACGAGCGCGGATGCGGCTGTTGAGCCGACGATGCCTGCGACGACATCTGCAGCAGTCGAAGTCGCCAAGCCGCCGCCGTCGGTGGCGCTGTTGACGGTGATCGCGTTGCCGATGACACCGACAGAGAACGCAGTAGACACGCCAGCGACGACATGAGTGACCGTCACAGCCGCGTTGACGCGCTTGGTATACAGGACGTCGCCGTTAACGGTCGCGCCTGCTACACGTAGCGAGCCATAGACTGGCTGCGCAAGGCTCACGGCGTCGGTGAAGGTCAGAGTCACGCCAGTTGCTTGCGGGGTGAGTCCGCCTGCGTAGGTCGTCAGCTCGAAGACGCCGCTGGTTGGCAGCGCTTGTGCTCGCGAATAAGTGCGCCCATCGTCAATCGAGACGCGAATCGTCGGCGCAGTGCCGCCGCTAACGCCGATCACGCCGCCCGCAGTCGTCAAGACGCGGACTTGGTAGCGATCACCAGGCGAAACGAAGGCAGCAGTCAGCGACTGCGTACCGACCGGGGCAACGCTGGCGGTCACAGACAGTACGCGAGCTGCTGAGAACGTGGTGATGAAAGTACCAGCAGCGGTAACAGCTAACGTCCCGGTCTGGGTGTCACCGTTGGTGTCAACGTAGGTGAACGTGAGCACATGCGACACGGTGCCAGCGCCTGCTGTGATCGTGATCGGCAGCGGCGCGGGTGGGTCAGTCCAGCCGGACGACATGAAGGCGTCGTAGGCCACGGTCGAAGACGCCGTAGGCGCATCGACTGCAGCGTGTAGGGTGTAGCTAGACAGTGACGCCGCCATAGCGCCGAAGCTCACCGGGACGTTGGTGGCTGGCGTCTTCGTCACAGCGCCGATCGTGCCAAGCACGCCAGCGTTGAGGCGCAGCATGTAGCACTCACCCGAGTAGGTGACATGATGTGCCGATGACGCGACGAGGGGTCCGTGCTTAAAATCAAGCACAGAAGACGTCTGAGTTACGAGCGTGGGGCGCAGCAGCGGCCCAGCCGTACTGACGCCTAGCTTGATACAGACGCTGGTTCCTAAGTTTAGGGCAGCTTGAAGCTGGCCGTCTAAGAAGAGAATGTTTGCCGATGGATTGATTGCCACTGTGTGAGCCTCCGCGTCGCAAGGTAGCGCGGGCATGTAGGTACAGTGGAGCGTGCGCATTTTACCTGTTGACACCGCGCAGTAGTCGCAGCATAATGATCACATGACGACCTCACTGAAAGTAAACGGACGAAGTATCAACCTCAACGGAATCGCTGGCGCAGTTGACGCTAAGACGATTCGCAAAGTCGCGAAGGCTCTCGGCGCTCTCGCGCTGCAGAACCCTTGCGGCGGGCAGTGGGTGCGCACGCTTGACCGTCTTCTGGGCCGCACTGTCGGCGTCGAGCCAGTCGCAGCGCTGGCGACTCGTATCTGGGACGCTCACGGCGGCTGCCGCGAGTTCTCGCGATCGACGCGCATGGACGGCAGCGAGGCTAGTTTTGAGGAAGCGTGGGCGAATTAGACGCTTGACATTCGCGTCGCTGCGATGTAGTATCGTCGCAAATGAGTGACTTTCTGCAGCTACATGTTGTCCTCTGTATCGTTTTAACACCTGTCTTTTACCTGTTCGCTTGGGACTTCTACGGTAAGCAGCGCAAGTACCGTCGCATCGTCGCTGGCCTGACGCTGTTTGCACCCGCCGTGATTCCCCTGCTACCCTTCGCTGCCGCCGCATACTGCCTCTTCCTTCTCTGTCGCGGCATCGCCAAGCTGATCGGCATCGTCGCTGGAGAGGAGTAGCATGCCCTTTCCAACCCTTGTCATCACCGACGACGGCGCAGTCTCGACGTCGCGTAGTCGTAGACCCACAAAATCGCGAGCCTTTCGCGCAACCCTTCTACACGCGATCGTCTGGCCGAAGCGTCTGCAGCATGAGAAGCAGCAGCGTCCGATCTTCCTCGACTTCTGCGGCACAGAGTCGGAGCACCGCGCCTTCGTGGCGAATCTGCGTTGCGGCCACGTCGCGGGGTACGATTCGTCAGGTCGTATAGAGATCATGAAGTCGGAGTCGTATCGCTACGCTCCTATACAGCGTGTCGAGCTTGAGGCCGGGCCTGCGGTGCGGCAGGTGGTCTACTTGTCGGAGCTGTTTGACACCGAGGTCAAGACGCAGACCGAGGAGATCTGGTTGTGCGCACTGCCGCCGCGCGTGCTGCTTTCAACTATCACAGCGGAAGAACGCGCAGCAGCTAAGCAGGCGTTAGCGCTGTGGAATGCGCGGATTGACAGAGAATGCCTGCTGATTGATGCTGAGAATAAAATAAGAGCAGCAGCGGAAGAGCATTACTATTCGCTGACTTATCAGCAGCGCCACGAACTCAAGATCTCGTATCCCGAGCGACCCCTCAGACTACCCGATCGTCTCGACCTCGACGACGCCGCCGTGGACTATTGGGCTCTCGCCTCACGCGAAGTCTGCGTCCGCCTCGACGCGCGGACGCGATACCCAGTCCCCAACGACGCCGAGTTTCGAGTGCTGCTGCTGCAGTGCTTGCTACAGCGCGGCTACGCGACGTTGACGCAGCGGCACCCATTGAGTGCTTTGCAGACGTCAGAGCCGGGCTGGCGTACCGCGTTGACAGTGCTGGGCGACGACTGCGGCTACCTC